TACATTTCTTATAGAATTTTAAATAGTGATATTTTTCTAACATCTTATATACTACGGCTTTTGGTAATCTATTTTTAATACCATACTTTCTAATTTCATCTGGTGACATGTCTTTATCAAATGCAGCTCTTCTTTCTACGTCAACGCCGTCACCTATCTTTATAATATCTTTTATACTATCTTCTATCTCATCTAGTTTTGAATTAATTTTGTCTTGTAAATTTAATACATCATCACTAGTTAAACCCTCTAGTTCTCTGTAATCAATAATATCTCTTTTTAATTCACCTTTTACAACATCTATTTCTTGTACTTTCTTTTCAAAATCATTGACATATAAAGAAGCATCAAAAGTAAAATCTTCAGGTCTTTTAACAAACTCATTATCTTCTATATCAAATACAGCGTCAGCCTTTTTTTCTTGATCTTGATAAGTTTTCATGTCCGTAATAAAATAAAAGTTAATTGGGTGTTTGGTGCCTGGTATTAATTTACCTTGTATGTTATCTGTATTTTTAGCAGACAAATACTTTTGAGATAGTCTTAATCTTTCTTCTTCTCTTTTATCTTTTGGTACATCAAACAGCACATTTATGTCAAGGTCTGCGTCATCTCTGTATCTTTTTGTTAAGATAGAACCAATTAAACCAATTTTTACAACTGGATATTCTGTTTCAAACTCTTCAATCTGTTTATCTATTAATGATTTAACACTATCTTTAATTTTAGGATTGTTTGTATCAGCATTATCAAATACACCTTTAGCATATGTTCTTCTTGGTATATCTATGACTGCCTCTAAAAAAGTTTTCATCTTCTTTTTAATCTTCTTTCTGTAGCCATCCATCTTTTTGCTGTGTATGACTTAATTTTATTTGTTAATAGTCTTCTAACTGCTTTAGAACATTTGTCCATAATTTGAGTTGTCAATTCTCTATCGTCTTTACTATTATCAATAATTATCATGTTACCCATACCAAAACTATTTTGAAATTTACCTATATTACTTTGAACAACACTATGTGATTTTCTTGTAATATATTCTGGTACACTTCTTTCTCTTTTTTTGTTTCTTTCTAATGCAACATCTAGACTTGTATTTACAAATATCATATAGCAATCATAACCTAATTGATCTAGTATTGCTTTTTGCCTTGCAATCTTATCGTAATCTCTGCCTGTACCATCTATGACCATACCTAATCTTCCTTTAATAGATAAGTCCATAGTTTTATCTGTAGTACCTTTTGCTCTGGCTCTTAAAATATCTCTAGCTTCTGCCTCATCTTCAGGCATTTTTAGAGATAAACCATTTTTTCTTAATGCACTTTCAAAAGCACTATCTGAATTAATCTGTCTTAAACCTGTGCCGCCAAATGCATTTCTAGTTACAAATGTTTTACCTGAACCTGGTCCACCTGCTAAAAAGAAAGCCTTAAATATATTAGGGTCATATAAACCTTCTTTTAAATCTTGAAATCTTATGTCGTCAAACTGTTTCATCTTTTATAACCTGTTCCTTTTTTTCTATTACTCCATCTTTTTTGCCACCCATACTGACTCATTTTTATACCAACACTTTCAATAATACTATAATAACAATCTAATATTCTTATCAGTTTCTTTTTAATTAAATCAATTGTATTTGGTAGTGTTCTCATTAATTCCATCCTTTTGGCATTGTAAAGTTTTGTCTGCTAAATTCTAATCTATCAACAAGTTTAATCGCACCTGCAACACTATCAACTGCTACATATCCTTCTGGTGCTGTAACTCTGTAACCTGTAGAAGTTCTTAAAAAATTACCTATACTTTGTATCTGACTCATCTTTTGTAATAATGTGTTTTTTGCATTACCTAATGTTATATGACTTGCAATTGCCATATATAAAGCTGATTTGTTTCTATCTATAAATCTTAGATTGTCTTTCTTTGCTTTTATAAATTTTTCTTTACCTCTTGGTGTTTTTCTTGAATCTATTTCTGCAATAATATAGTTTTCGTAATAATCTCTAAATTGTTTTTGCATAACAGAAACTTTATCCATACCTGCATTTGAGTTTTTAATATAATAATTAAAATATGTTTTTAATCTATAACCTACGGATGTATCGTCTGATATATTTTTACTCATTAAATCTAAAATAGGTTTTGCTCTTTTTAATGAGCCTTCAGCCATTCGTATCTGTGCGTCAAATCTTGACAACTCTTGTTTACTAAACATAACTGCTGTTGATTTATAACCTGCACTTGCTAAGAATACATTTCTGTTAGATGAACCTGTAACTGTACCAAAACCAGCAGATAAATTATTCATAGTTTTACCGGAGTATGATGTATGAAATACTATACCCATTTTAGCTTTCATAATTCTTCTACCTATATCACTTGCCATAGGCACGGCATATGTTATAGTATTTGGCGTAAATGAAACCATCTTTTCACCATCTATGTTAACAGCTTTCAGGTCATTTGTAAATAACAAATCACCTTGTAGAATACCTTTTATTCTTAATCTTGATAGGTTTGCTAAACAAACATTAAGTTTATCTGCAACTACACCACTATGGTTTCTTGAAATATCTCTTGATGTATAATTGATTTTAGGATTTTTATTGAATACTGATTTAGTACCGACAAAAAATTTGCCGTTTTCAGGATTTACACCACATATAATAGCTGGCGCACCGTCCCATTTGACGGTCATGTTTGTACCTTTACCAGAACCAGCTAGCATATTTCTAACTGCTTTTAGGAAGTTTATTGCATTTTCGCCACCATCTGCACCTCGATTTATAATATCATCTTCTAGGTGTTCTAGGTGTGTGTTCTTATCTTTTGTAAAAAACCCTTTAAAACTAAACATTTTTTTCTCTCATTTTGTTCCATTATACTATAGTAAAAGCGCTTTGGCAAGCACTTTTTTCAACAAATTCATAAACAAATATAAGACTATTTATAAGGTTTATTAAGTGAAAAATATAGTTGCTAAAAAGAAGTAGCACTTCCAGCTTTAACATGAGGTCCAGATAATTCTGCTCTGCTGCCTGCATACCTTAACATATTAGTAACGAGTAAATCTCTTTTTTCTTTGGAAAGTTTTTGCATTTCGGTAATTAATCTACCGCCTAACATTTTGGCATATAAGAATTGACCTATTCTTCTAGCTTTTTTCTGTTCAGACAATTTAATAAATGACTTATGATTAATCATTAATTTAAAATGATCTGCTTCTAACTCTTTAACACCTCCTAAAGTTTTAGCATAATTTAAATATTCTTTCACTTGAATATTACTTTTATGTTTTTTATACCAATCTGTTGCATTACTTTTTACTAATTCTTGACCTAATTTATATCCTTCAGCTGCATAGCTTGATTGTAAAGCTAAACTAAATTTTTTTGATAACTCTAAACATCCAGGTGTAGAAGACATAATATTTGGTAATGATTCACCACCAAAACTGCCATCAAGTGCTTCAGCACCACCTACTATAATACATTGATATGAAAAAGAAGGACCTTTACCTTTTGATTCGCCTGATGAACCTTTATCCCTAAACTGCAATTTGTGTTTATCGGATACATTTATTTTTATATCAAATGAATCAAAAAATTTATCAGAACCTTTTGAGAAATCAAATTTTTTAAAACCAATATCTTTATCTTTAAAATATTTTTCTACATCACCTTCTTCATAGTTTAATGATTTTACAATTGTTTCATTCATATTACCTGTTTTTTTTAATGATAAAGGCAATAAATGACCACCATCAATTAAGTATTTTATATAAGCATTAAATATTTCAAACTGCCTCATGCTAGCCACACCTGTTATAATAAGTGATTTACCTATTTTTATAGGGTTATTTAAATGAGATTTTTCGGATGTATTAGCCATAGCTGTTAAACTTTTTCTAGCAAAATCTGTAGCATAATATATATCAGCAGGTGACCATTTGTTTAAATCTCCAGGTAATAATGGTTTTACACCATTTCTAAATTTATCACTATTTCTTTTTACTGCAAGGTCTTTTACCTTTTTAAATATTTTAGTTATGTTATCCATAACAGCTTGGTCACCTCTAGCATAAAATAAATCTAAACCTTTTGATTTAATTTTTTCTTTTAATTTATCACCAGCAAACTTTTCTATTGTGTCAAAAACTCTATTTGCTATATAAACTGAAGACTCATACCAAGAATTATCATTTAATAATAGTTTATCTACCATATCAAAACTAACTCCTGGTGCGTCTAGTTTTGAATTATTAAAAACCTGTGTAATTTCTTTTAGATTACTTTTTTTAAAATCTTCATAATCTGATGGTATAGGTTTATTTTTTTCATCAAGTTTAAATTTTACACCACGACTATCTACGATAGCACAAAATAATGCTTGAGCTGTTTCTGTTGCTTTTGGTGAATCTGCCATATGTTTTTCCTTTATACACTATTTAGGAACATTTGGCAATATAATTCCAAAGAAATCTGGGGATACCACCATTGTTTTGCCAGACATTGTGTTTATTTTGAAAATCTGCAAGTTGTTGAGCGTCTTCTTCAAAGAAGTGTTTAGCAACCACATTATCTGTAGGTGTTTCTAACACATGCCAAAGTATCTTCTTGCCTTCTTTGACCATTTCTACTTTATATTTTAGTTTCTTTTCTAATACACCTGGCCTTTTATCGCCTCTATGAAATCTAACTTTTTGTGTTTTCTTTTTTACCATATCCAGCTTATATAAGAGTAACGAGTACCCTTTGTTATCGGTTCTACTTTATGAGGGTACATAAAATTACTAGGAAATATTATAATATCACCTTTTGATAAGTCTGTTTTTTCATCTACTAGATAAAACTCACCACCCTCGTAATCATCATTTAAAACTCCTAATACACTTAATATAGGAACACCTTTTCTTTCACCATCAAACATTGAGTGAATATGGTCTGCATGTAAGGCCATCTTTTTATTTTCGGCATACTTATTAAATCTTACATGTGAGTAACCTTGATACTTGTCAAACCAAGGCATGTTTAATTCTTTTACATATTCGTATGCTGTGTTGTCAACGATATCATTTAAAGTTTGTTTAGTAGATACATTACCCCAACTCATAGATAATTCTTGTGAGCCACTTCTAGGTTTATGTTCATTTGTCTTAGCATTGTAAAATGTATGTTCTTTAAATTCTAGTGTGTCCATTTCTGATACAGTTTTGGCACATATCTCATCTGATACCACACCTCTATATAACTTTGCAAAATGCATTATATCGGTCATAGTTTGAAATCACTAAACTTGTTGTAAGCGTCCTCTTTTTCATCTACTTGATTTGAGTTAACAATGTTTTGACTTGATTGTTGTACATCATATAATCTCATTTTAGCTCTATCAACACCAATAATAAATGCACGATTAACGCTTGGGTCATTGTATCTATTCTTTAATTGTTTTACTTTCATTTGACCTAATGCCTCTAGTTCTTCATTTGACATTAACGCAAACATAAAGTCAGCAGTTGCTGGTAGACCAAAACTTTCAGAGGTATCTTCAAGACCAATATCAGTTGATACAAAACCAGTTCTAGTTGTTTGTGTTGCACTAAAAATAGGTACATTATGTTCTACTGCAAGACCTCTTAACTCTTCAGCAATTGCTTTAATGTAAAAGTAAGAAGAGATATTACCACCTTTAAATCTACTTGAAGCACATATGTTTAAATAATCTATAAAGATAACATCTGGTCTAAATGATTTTTTCAAAGCCAATTCATTAATCAATGATTTAAAATGACCTGCATGAGCAGACGCCGTTGGATATTCTTTGACAATAAGTTGACCTTGTGTTTTTTCTCTTAACTTTTTAATCTTGCCATCATATAATTGTTTAGGCATATCATGTAGGTCTTCCATTGTAACATCTAATAAGTTAGCATCAATTCTTTCTGCAATTCTTTCCTCTGCCATCTCTAAAGTAATATACAATACATTTAGACCTTGTAATAGATAACTTGAAGCTACATGACACATGAATAATGATTTACCAACACCAGTACCAGCAAGAGCAATGTTTAATGTTTTACTAGGAACACCACCTTTGGTGATTCTATTCATGTAATCTAAATCAAATTGATATCTCTTTTCTCTTGTATGATAAAATTTAAATCTGGCTTCTGCGTCTTCAATATAATCGTGACCAACTGACTTGTCAAATGATACTGCTAATGCGTCTGATAAGATATGTGGTATTGCCTCTGGTGTTTGTTTCTTATCTTTACCATCTAAGATTTTGATACCACTTAATACTGCATTGTGAACAGCACGGTCTTTACAAAACTTTTCTGTGGTTTCAAGTAACCATTGTTCATCTGCCTCAGAATTTTCAATAGAGTTCACATAATCTTTTATATGTTGTAACTCTTCTTCATTAATATCTCTTCTACTGTTAAGTTCAATTAAGATAACGTCTTTAGTAGGAAGATTATTATACTTCTCTACAAATTTAAATACTTCACCAAACAATAATTGTTCAACACGATTACCAAAATATTCTTCTTTGATAAAAGGTAAAACTTTTCTAGTATATTCTTCTTTAAAGAATAAACTATTGATTATTGTTTTTTCAATTCGTGATTGCTGTACCATCTTTTAATTTTTCTTCCAATAGTTCTAATAATATGTCACCAATATAATCTATAAACTCAGAATTGTCAAGCAAATCCAGGTCATTAGGATTTTTATCAACTGTGTAATCAAACTTCATAGGTAGTTTGCCATCAGGAAGAGCTTCTTCCTCTGGTGCAAATGCAACTCTACCATAGTGGTAAATTACATCTTTAAACTTACCCTCTGTTAACTTGATACAAGAATAATCTGTGCCCTCTTTTTGAGCAAAGGTATATCTTCTATTCTTCGTCTTGTCCGTAGGTGAATTTTCGTTTTGTGAAGTCATCAATCTTTTCTAATATTTCTTTTGTGTAATACTTTTTAGGCTCTGTATTGATTGACTTACCAAAAACTTTGGTGCCATCTGGCATTTCATATCTTGTAGATACTTTCTTAAAGACACCAGCTTCTTCGCCGAGTTCTAAAAGACCATAGTATCTGTCAAGACCAGTTTTATAAGTTAGTCTTACATCTATTTGAGCATTCTCTTTTGTTATTCTTGATTTAAAGTTTTTACAATGTATAATATTACCAACTACC